CGGCACGCTGAAGAGCTGGTGCAGCGGAATCTGGCATCGCTCGAACCGCTGAAGGAGTAAGGGTATGTCGGTCATCAGCTTGACCATTGCCCGGCATCATCTCCGAGATCCTGACGATGATGATGAATACCTGGAGCTCCTGATCGAGGCGGCAGAAGGGCAGGCTATGGACTATCTGAACCGTCGCTTCTACGCAGATCAGCAAGCGCTGGACGAAGCTGTCGCTGCCGACGATGCCGGCGAGTCCCCCATGGTCTGCAATAAGCAGATCAAGGCTGCCTGCTTGCTGATCCTCGGCCACCTTTACGCCAACCGCGAGGACGTCGTGATCGGGACCATCGCCACCGAACTGCCGCAAGGTTCGAAGGCGCTCCTGACGCCGCATCGTATCGGGTGGGGCATATGAGGGCCGGGCCGCTGCGTCATCGGCTGCAGGTGGCTCATCGACACGAGGAGAGGAACAAATCCGGGGGCGCCACAGTGACGTGGCTGCCAGCTGCTCGCCCTGAAATGTGGGGTGAGGTTCGCACCCCAAGCGGTCGAGTCATTGCGGTTGCTGAAAAGCTGAGTGCTGTTGTAACCGCCGAAATCATCGGCAGGCAGCGCTCAGACATCGTTGCGGGATCTCGGCTCACGCGACGCGGAGTTACTTATCAGGTCGAGGCGGTTCTGCCAGACAACGAAAACTCCTTGATGAGGCTTCTCTGCTCATCGGTACCTAACCCATGAGGTGAATCATGAAAATTCGAGCACTAGGCCCGCGAACGGGCGCATCTGGTGAGCGTGAGAAGGGCGAAGAGTTCGAGGTCGACAAGGCCTATGGCGAAGGCCTGATTGCCCGGGGGTACGCCGAAGCGGTCACCGACAAGGCCGCGAAGCCCGCAAAGGCTGATCCGGCCAAGGAGTAGGGTATGGCGCGCCGGTCGAGCCTTCGCGGTGATATCCGGCTACGCCGGACGCTGCGCAACATCCACAAGACGATGGATAACGAGTTGCAGCCTGCCATGGCCAAAGCAGCTGCGCGGGTACTCGCAACCCAGCGACAGCTGATCCCCAAGGATACCGGCGCTGCAGCAGCAGCCCTGCGTGTCTACGTCACCCCCAGCGGGTTGGATGCTCAGGTGGGCATACGCGGCAAGCGAGACAATCGCCGATTCTTTTACCTACGGTTCCTTGAGTACGGCACCAAGGGCTATTCCGGCAGCATGTACCAACGAGCTGACCGGGACGCGATCGGCGGCGTGCACACCAACAACCGCGACAAGTCGCAACTGAAAGGGCGGCGCAACTCGATACGCCAGCGCGACACGAAGAACAAGTCCGATGGGCAGCACTTCTTCGGCAAGTACCCGGACATACCAGCGAGGCCGGCGCACCCATGGTTGCGGCCGTCTTTGGATGTAAACCGCGAGTTTGTGATGGCCGATCTTCAGGAAGCAGTCCGCCGAACGCTGCGCAAAGCAAGCCAGGGGGTAGGCAATGGCTGATCCATCCCTGGCTCTGCAAGAGGCGATCTTCGCTAGGCTTCAGGCCGAGGTCAGCTGCCCGATATACGACGGCGCGCCGCTGAACGCCGAAATGCCGTACGTCTCCATCGATCGAGAGGTTTCGGTCAACAGCAGCCCGATCTCGGGCCGCAAGCGCGAAACGCGCCTGCTTTACCTGTCGGTCTGGTCCGATGCCGTGGGCCAAGCCGAGGTCAAACGCATCAACGGCGAGGTCATCGCCGCCCTCGATGAGCGCCGGCTTCCGCTGGAGGTGGGCCGAGCGGTTTCCGTTCGGGTCGAGCAGTCCGACGCCCAGCGCGACGCCGATGGCATCACTTACCAGGGCTCGATCACCGTCCGCGTGATCACCACCCACTGAATCACCCACAGGCCGCGCCGCGGCTTCTATCCAACGTGGCTTTGGAGGATCACCCATGCCCGCAGAAGACAACCTCAATACAGCCGCCGGCTGCCGCCTCTTCATTGGCGGAAAGACCGGTGCGACCACCAAAACCGAGTTCGAGGCCGACACCTATGTGCGTGTTGGTGAAATCGAAGACCTCGGTGAGTTCGGCGACACCTTCAGCAGCGTGACCTTCACGTCGCTCGAGGATGGCCGTGTGCGCAAGTACAAGGGCACGGCTGACGCCGGCGACATGACCCTCACTGTGGGCCTGGATAACGGTGACACCGGCCAGAACGCGGTGAAGACCGCCCACAAAGACCGTAGCAAGGGCGATTACAACATCAAGGTCACCCTGAATGACGGCGACCCTGATGCCTCGCCGGCCATCAGCCCGACCACGTTCTACTACCGGGCAAAGGTCATGAACAACACCGTGGCTGCAGGCGCGGCTGACAACGTGGTGCGCCGCAACATCACCCTGGGCATTAACTCGGAAATCCTCGAGCTGCTGCCGGCCCCTGTAACCCCATAAGTGCCCGGGGCTACGGCCCCGGCCTCACAGGACCTGCCTAATGAACAACACGTTGCACGGTACCGTTACTGTCAAGCTGGGTGATGAAGAGTTCACCCTGACCCCAACCCTGAAGGCTGTGCGGGCGATCGAGAGCCGCTTTGGTGGCCTGCGCGGTGCTTCCCAGGCGATCAACTCACTCAGCGTCGACGGTTGCGCCGCCATTCTGGTGGCCGGCGCCGGCCTTGACGAGAAGGCCGCCAAGGCAGTGCCAGAGCAAGTCTGGCAGCACGGCGTTCTCGATGTGTCGACGCAGCTGAACGCCTACCTGGTTGCGCTGTACAACCCTCGCGGCAAAGAGTCGGGAAACGACCAAGCCGGGACGGCGTAAGCGTCATTGAAGACGGAAGTTACGTTGACCGGCTTTATTCGATCGCTACGGGTTGGCTGGGCTGGGCGCCGGATGTTGCTTGGTGCACGCCGCTGCCTGAGCTTTTCATGGCACTTGATGCCCGGCTCGAATGGTCGCAAATGACCAACCCTTTCGGCAAAGGGAAGGCCCAAGGCGCCAAGCAGAAACCGAGCGCCTCGACAGTTGCCGACAAGCTGCGCCAGGCACTTACGGGCCGAGGCAATTGACTCAATTCCCGCTCCGGCGGGTTTTTCGTTCTGGAGAATTACATGGCCGACCAACAGGTCCAGGGAATGCTGGTCCAGATCGAGGCGACCACCGCCCAGCTGCGTCGGGAGTTGGCCAATGCGGATCAGTTGGTCGCGCGGTCATCCCAGGCGATTGACCAGAGTCTGGCTAAGGTCGATTCGGCTTTTGATCGAGCTGGCGCAGCAGCGCAGCAAGCCGGCACTCTCATGCGCGGCGCTTTCGCGGCAGTGGCCGGCGCCGGTCTGATCGGTAGCATCATCCAGCAAGTTGACGCCTATGGGCAGATGTCTGACCGGATGAAGGCTGCAGCTGGTAGCGCAAGTGAGTACCAGCTGGTTCAGGATCACCTGCTACAAACTGCGCAGGAAACCTACCGTCCTCTGGCTGAGGCGCAAGAGCTGTACATCCGCACTGCTGACGTTATGCGTAGCCTGGGCTTTAACACCCAAGAGACGTTGGATATCACGGATAGCTTCAGCTTTTTGCTGGTGACCAACGCCGCGGCTGCAGATAAAGCTGGGTCGGCCTTGGATGCCTATTCGAAGGCGCTGCAGACCGGCAAGGTAGAGGCGGATGGCTGGGTTTCCATTCAGGACGCCATGCCGACCATCGTCACTGCGATTGCCACCGCCACCGGCAAGAGCGCCGAGGAAATCCGAAAGCTCGGCGTGCAGGGTAAGCTGTCGCTCGAAGACATCAATACTGGCCTGCTGCGCACCGTGGAGGTCAACCGCAAGGCTGCGGCCGACATGTCCACCAGCGTTCAGGACGCGATGGTGAACATCAGCAACGCCATTCAGGCGTTCTTGGGCGGCATGGAGGAGCAAACCGGCATCGTCGCAGGCTTTGCGAACGTGCTGATTGCGCTGGCTGACAATGTGGACCTTGTGGCCGTGGCCATGGGCGGCGTCGGTGCAGCTGCGCTGACCAACTACGTTGTGAAAACTGGGCTGGCCGTGCAGGCGGCGCGGGCTGACCGGGCCGCACGAGTTGCCCAGGCTGAGGCAACACTGCAGTCGGCGATAGCAGATCAGCGGAAGGCTCAGACGGCTACCATTCTCGCTGAGCGGGAAGCGATTGCGGCGCGAGGCACCGCAGTTCAGACCCAAATGTCCATCCAGCTTGCGACCGCGCGGACAAAGGAGGCCGCAGCAACCACCGCAGTAGCAACTGCTCAGTCTGGCTTGAAGGCCGCTTCGGCCGGTCTCCTCGCAGGCTTGGGAGGTCCGATGGGGCTGGCGATCCTCGCAGGCACTGCCGCGGCAAGTTTCCTCTTGCTTCGTGACAACGCGGACCAGGCTGGGGTCAGTCTGGAGGACATGCAAAAGCCCTTATCCCAACTGCGGGAGGAGTTCCAGAAGCTCAACCAGGACCAGCGCGAAGCTGCCCTGGTGAAATGGCATCAGGAGCAGATTAACGCTACGGACAAGGTCAGGGATGCCTACGGAGATCTTGCCCAGGCAATACGCTCTGCGACAGTGACAGCTCCTGTTCGCGACTCGGGCGGCCAGTACAACAAGCAGCTTGCCGATTATCAGGGGATCATCGATCGGCTGAACGAGGCTCGTTCCTCTGGTGCCAACCTTGCCCCGATCCTCAAGGAAGTGGGTAGTCGCCTGCAGTTGCCGGCGGCTACGTTGCAGAGTTGGATCACGCAGGCCGGCGCCGTCAGCGATGCAGATCAGCGCTCAGGCCTGATTGCCGAAACCTTGCGTGTCCTCACTGGGGTCACCAAGGAAAACACAGTCGCGACCGAAGCGAACAATGCCGCGAAGAGCGGCATGAGCAGCGCTGGCCAGACTTACTTGGAAACTCTGCAGAAGCAGCTCGGCGGCCTGCAAGACAACAATGACGCGATTAAGATCGCGAACCGCTACATCGCCGAGAATGCGGACCTCACCGAAACAGATCGCCAGGCCATCCTGTCGGCAGCTAACGCCATCGAGGCGCAGAAAAAGGCCAATGACAAGGCGAACAAGTCCAAGCGCGAGGGGGAATCAAAGTCTGAGCAGGCTGCCAAGAAGCAGCTGACGGATTTCAAGGCGGCAGAAGAGGGCTACAAGCGCCAGATCGAACTGATCAACACCACTGGTGACAAGCAGAAGAACGCCACGGAAGTCGCGAAACTCTCCTTCGAGCTTCAGGAGGGCAAGCTCGGCAATCTGTCGAAAGCCCAGCAAAAGCGCCTGCTTGAGTTGGCCGCCGAGCTGGATACCCTGAACAAGATCAAGAAGGCCAACGAAGACGATCTAAAGCTCAGCGCTTTCAAGGCTGCTCAGCAAGCCGGCACGCAGTCGGCGGTAAATGGCTATGCGCAGGAGCTGGCCGGAATTGGCCTGGGGGACAAGGCCCGCGACCGTATGCGGTCTGAGCTGGCACTGCGTCAGAAGTATGTCGAAGACCTCCAGTCCCTGAATGAGCAGCGGAACACCGGGCAGATTGAGCCGGAGCTGTATGCGAGCGAAACGCAGGTCCTCCAGGAGGAGCTCGACAAGAGGCTGGAAGCTCAGCAGAACTACTATGCGGCGATTGACGAGCAGCAGTCCAACTGGATGAACGGCGTTCGCGAAGCGTGGGCGAACTTTGCCGACGAGGCGCAGAACTATTCAGCCCAGGCTGCCGATTTGACCAACAGCACCCTCGGCAGCGCCAGGGGTGAACTGAGCACCTTCCTAAAGGATGTTGCGACCGGAGCGGAAGATGCTGGCGATGCACTGAACAACATGCTGGGCGGGTTTGCAGAATCTGTCCTCAACGCGCTGGCCGACATGGCGGCGCAATGGCTGGTTTACCAGGGCGTGCAGATGCTCGTCGGAAAAACGACCCAGCTCAGTGCTGCTGGGATGATGAGCGCGAATGCCCAGGCAACCGCGTTGCAGGCCGGCCTCGCTGCCTTTGCATCTACCGCTGCCATTCCGATTGTCGGTCCCGCCTTGGCACCTGGCGCAATGGCTACTGCCCTGACTATTGCTAACCCGCTGGCTGCGGCTGTGGGGATGACAGCGATGTCTGGGGCGGGTTTCATGGAGGGTGGTTATACCGGGAACGGTCGTCGAGACGAAGTCGCAGGCCCGGTCCACCGGGGGGAATACGTCTTTGACGCAGAAGCAACCGCCCGGATAGGAGTTGGCACTCTTGAAGCCATCAGCAATGGGCGTGCTGCTTTTATCGGCGGCCCAGGCAGTTCTTCGGTCGGCACTGCCGATGGAGGTGATTCTGTCGGCGGTGCTCAGCCCCAGGCGCAGCTGCCCCCGAACGTTAACTTGTACGAGGACGCCAGCCGCGCGGGGCAGGTCCAGCACTCCACTGGCCCTGATGGTCGTCAGATCTTGGATATCTGCGTGGCGAACATCAGGCAGGGTGGTCAGTTGGCCAAGGCATATGAGCAGTATTACGGGGCGAAAAGGGTAGGGCGATGACAGCAATTGCAACGTTGTATGCCTCCGGGGGCAGGGCTTGGATCATCCCTACCATTGAGCTCCGCTGCGTTTCCTGGCCTGGCCCCGTGTACATCTGTTCAGCGTTTGAAGATCTGGTGGCCACGACCGAGGACGGCGTTCTGGCGACTTTCACAGCGGCTGCCTTCGACGCTGCGTTGCCCAAGCGTGACAATAGCGGCAACCAGTCGCTGACTTTCGCGATCGATAACGTGACTGGCGTTGCTCAGCAACTTATCGATCAGGCGCTGGAAGCCAGGCAGAAGATCACCATGATCTTCCGCACTTACCTGTCTTCCGACTTGTCAGCGCCGGCTGAGAAGCCATACCGCATGAACGTGCTGAGCGGCTTTATGGAAGGGGCCACCGTTCAGCTGCAAGCCGGGTACTTCGACTTCGTCAACTTGGCTTGGCCAAGGCGTAAGTACACCTTGGATTTCGTGCCAGCGCTCCGCTACACCTGATTTACAGGCGTGCTTCAGATGATGGCGTTTTGTTATAGTCCCGCGCTTCTGAACGGAGCAAGCCATGAAAAAAGCGTTGTTTGTTGCATTGATGGGCGCTGTACTCGCGTCTGGTTGTACCGTGCGCGTCGCCGATATGACAGTTGCCAGCACCAAAAACTACAACCTGAACTCGTCCAAGTTCGTGAAGGGTAAGCGGGTCATTGGCGAGGATAACTACCCGGTGATCCTCTTCCCATTGGGCTTTCCCAACATCAAAACCGCTATGGATGACGCTATCCAGAAAGACCGATGCGCAGTCGGCCTGAGCGATGTGGTTATGACTTCAGTCAACCACTCCTTCATTTTCGGCATGATCGGTTATCGGGTCGAAGGTGATCTGATCATCGACCAGACGCAGCCTGGATGTGCATCCAAGGCCTAGGTCGAAACTACTCCAAATAGCCCAGCCATCGTGCTGGGCTTTTTATTGGGTGTTGGAAATGTTCGATAAGTACCTAGAGGCCACCTACGAAGATGGCGGGCGCGGTCCTGCGTGCTTCGATTGCTGGGGCATGACCAGGCTAGTACGTCATCAGGTCTATGGTTTGCCGCTGCTGCCGAGCTGGGGGTATGTCCGTAGCACCATGCCCAAAGAATTCACCCGGGCCGTAAATATTGAGTCATCGGCCATGGAACGCTGCGAAGCGGAAATAGGGGCTATTGCCTGCATCTGGCGAGGGGAAATCTGCATCCACGTTGCGCTAATCGTTGAGGTGGAAGGTCGGTTGCACGGCCTGGAGATGAAGCCCAGCGGGGCAACCATCAAACCGCTACGGCGTTTTCAAGACCAGTATCTGAAAGTGAGCTACCACCGTGATCGAATTTTACCCGAGCAAGCTTGAGGGTTCTCCCCTGGAGCGCCACCGGACTGATCAGGTTATGACCATTGAGGGTTGGCTTTTTCAGAAGGTTCCAGGTTACACGCCAAGGCATTCGCCACCAATAAGCATCGAGCTGAACGGGGTTTTCATCAATCCTGATCGTTGGGCGAAAACTGAGTTCTCACCCCAAGACACTGTGAGGATCTACCCGGAACCAAAAGGGACCGGCCTGGAAGTCGCAGTGTGGGCCGTTGTTGCCGCAGTGGTTGCTGTCGGCGTGGTTATGATGACCCAGAGGCCGCTGTCCACTCCGCGCAATCAGGGTCGGTCGGGGCAGAATTTGAATTTGGCCAAGACCACGGGTAACCAGGTCAAGGTAGGTGACGTTATACGCGAGGTTGCAGGCAGGGCTCGAATCTTTCCAGACTATCTCGTCCCGCCTCGACATTACTTCGTCAATGAGACGGAACAATGGGTTGAGCTATTGCTATGTGTTGGCGTAGGCGAGTTCGAGATAAATCCCACGGACGTCAAGATAGGCGACACCACGCTTGCTTCGCTCGGCAGTACCGCACGCTACAAAGTGTACGGACCGGGTGAGTCACTGGCCGACGAGTCAGCCCGGTTGTGGTGGCATAACTCGACCGAAGTAGGTGCGACCAACACCGGGTCTGGCGGCCTTACACTCACCAACATTACTCAAGTAGCACAGCAGTTCAGCGGCAATGCTCTGCTGGCGGCCGATCTGGTGCTGAGTGTCCCAGAAGGGGCGGGATGGTTCCCCTTTGGCTGGGATAGCGGCATGATTGCGCGCGTCGAGCTGACCTATCCGTACACCTTCACCGCTCCAGTTGATGGTAGTGCGACCATCGTCAGCGGCCCGCATCTCCCCATGCTCCAAGCATTCGTCGGTATGCGGATCGAGATCGCGGGAGCTAATGCTGGAAACTACATCGTTGCAAGCTACGACCCTGAGGTGCCCGGAACCCCGGCCGTGCCTGGTAACGCATCCATGGTCACCGGAAGCGCGGCGCCTGCGCGTTTCAACTTCGATGTGGTGTCGCTGAGCTTCACCGTATCGCGAGGAGTGAGCAGCTTTCCGGTATCGCTGAATACGAACGTTGCTAATCTTGCCGGCCTGGTTTCTGCGGTCAGCGCGTCCCTGTCCGGTACCGGTCTGGTGGCCACTGCTTCCTCCGGGAGGCTGCGCATTGCTGAACAGGCCGCACCGTTCACTGGCTCGCCGCTGTCTATAACCGGGTCTGTATCTGACATCCTCGGCTCAAGCCCCGCGTTCGTAACGGGCGTTAAGACAGAGGCCGCCACGGACGGGCAGTACGCCCGCATGACCATGACATACGAAGGTGGTGCACCAGTCGTGGGACTTCAGGCAGGGTCTCTGCTGGCAACAATTGGGTACAGGGGGCTGCGGTATCGGATAACGGAGGTATCCGATGACTCAGTGGAGGATGATGACAACACCCCAGCGGATGAGGGCCACGGGCCATCGGCAATCACGGTCGTTCGGCTGACTGACACTGGCACAGTGGACGATGACTGGCTGGGCTTCGACGCAATGCAAACCAGTGATGTATCAGTTGTCCTGGACTCTTCCACAACTGAAGGCGACTGGGCCGGCTCGTTCGCAGTCTGTCCGGAGAATGAGGTTGTCCGTCGCGTCGAGTTGGACTTCTTCTTTCCCGCTGGGCTGATTGCCTATTCGAAGAAGGGGCGTCAGGTTGAAGTAACCGTCAAGGTCGAGGCCCAGTATCGCGACATCAACACAGCGGGAGAGTGGACAAGCGTCTTCTGGACGTTCAAGGCAGCTCGCCGGGATCAGATCGCTTTCACCCGGGCAATCAATTTCCCGACCTATATGAGGGGGGAGATGAGGGTTCGCCGAATCGGAGAGGAGTCGTCGGACAGCAACCAGCAAGACCGGGTGCAGTGGTACGGCCTAAGGGCTCGCATTGATAAGGCCCCTCTACGCTATGAGGGGGTGACCACTATAGCTGTGTATGCACGCGGTGGTACCAAACTGTCGGCACAGTCTGAAAGCCAGGTATCACTCATAGCCACCAGAAAGCTTCCTGTCTTGGTGAATGGCGCTTGGTCCGAACCTACAGCAACGCGCGATATCGCGCCCTGGGCGTCGTATGTTTCGAAGTCGGTAGGAGCGACAGACGATGATCTAGATATCGAAGAGTTTGTGCGGTATGGCGCCATCTGGCACAGCCGCGGCGACTACTTCGATTTCTCTGTGGAGGAGGCTGGTACGGTCAAGGAGGCCCTGAACGAAGCTCTCAAGGCAGGGTTTGCAGAGTTCACCCTTGAGAGGGGCCGTATCACGCCGGTGCGTGATGAGCCGCGCAGTCAGATCAAAAACATGTACACGCCGCAGAACATGACTGGATCACTCAAGCGCTCGTTCACACTGGCTGCGCCTGACGATTTTGACGGTGTTTCCATCAAGTACCGCGACTATAAGACTTGGGCGGAAGAAACGGTAAAGTGCAAGCTTCCAGGTGACGCCTTTCAGACGGTAAAGGAGATCACGCTCGATGGCGTTACCGACCGTGACCGTGCTTGGCGCTACGGTATGCGTCAGCGTCGAGCCCAGGTCTATCAAAACAAGATCTACAGTTGGGGAACTGAACTCTCCGCGTTAAACAGTGGATACCTCAACTATGACGCCGTCGCTGACGACATTCCTGGTTACGCCCAGTCTTCAATCATGACGGACTTCACTGCAGGTGAGGGCCCTGTGGTCATCGAAAGCAGTGAGGCTTTCGTGTGGAACGAGGGGAAGACGCATGTGCTGGCGGTGCGGAGGCCGGACGGTTCAATCAGTGGTCCATGGACTGCTGCTCGGATCGATGACTATCGCATTGCCATCCAGGCTATCGACTTTGTGCCAGATCTTTCACTGCAGATAGAGCCGCCGCACCTGTTGTTCGGGGTATCAACTCGATGGTGCTACCCGGTTCTTATTACATCGATAGAGCCTGGCGACTACTCGGCGGAAATGGAGGCGATCAACTACGACGTTCGCGTATATGCAGACGATGACAACTTTGCTCCCGAGGATGCCTGAGAATGCTTTCACTTCCCGAAGGTCTCCCTCTTCCGGTGGGAGATGACTACGGCTTCAAGCCCGTCAGTCCAATAGTCAGAACAACTATGGCCAGCGGTAGATCGATGCAGCGGCGCCGGTTTGGCAACGTACCGACGCTTCTGCCTGTGACCTGGCTGTTGTCCTCGAAGGAGGCGAAGATGTTCGAGGGCTGGTGCAAATTGAGCATCGGCTGGGTTGATTGGTTTCTTTGCCCAATCATGACTCCAATGGGGCTTAACCCAACCCGTGCTCGATTCACCGACATTTATGATGGCCCTAAATTTGTTAGCGATGACTTATGGCGATACACGGCCACCCTTGAGCTATTTGAATTGCCAGTTGTGGACGAGGCGGCGCTTACAGAGCTGCTCCTCGGAATGCCGCTGCCCGTTATGAACGCCGCTCTAACTGCAGAGCTTGTACGTTGGTATACCAAGTCTTGGCCTGGTGCCCAGATCATCTGAATTCTCGCCCGCTTAAGCGGGCTTTTTGTTGCCTGGAGTTTTTATGAGCGGAGCCACCGACGTTCAGCTTTTCAACCAGCTTGTGTCCAACGCCAATGCGCTGTTCCTGTCTGACGCTGATTTCGTCACGATCAATGGCATTACAAAGCCGACCTTGAGGAAGATTTACGCCGAGTTCCTCGCCAGCGTGGGCACCTACCCAACTGTTGCCGAGGGCCTGACGAAGACCAATGGAACCGGAACAGACAACCGTTTCTTCTCGGTGCCCTCCACTGGTGACAAAGCAGAGACCCGCTATCGCAACGACGCCGGGGTCGCGGTTGAAATCAACTCGATTCTCTCGTTTGTCGCGGACGGCTTAACGATCAATCGGGGCAAGGGATATCCGCTGCGCCAGAAGATCCGCGCCGGGGTGACTTCGGCCCTGAGCTCAGCGTGGAATAAGTCGATTCTCGCGGTGGTCGTGGTAAACGCCAGGCAGGGTGAGTACTACCGCATCTCGTACCAGGCAAACGAGAACGGTGGGAATGGCTTCAACTGGATCATCGAGAAATACGACTCTGCCACCTACGCGACAACCGCTGCCGGCCGGGTTGAGCTGATCCCGCTTGCGGGTACGCAGCCGCAAATTACCCGGTCAGGCGGTATTCAAACTGTGGTGCTGGTGCCGACCTCCCGGCCGGAAATGCAGTTCAAGATCACAGTTGATCCTGCCGGGCTTCCAGCGGCGGGAACCCCGATCAACTCCAACTCCAACTCGGCGTTCGATGCCTGGTCCTGGATCATCGACGAGAGCTGCTACACCTACGCTTCCGAATACAAGTCGCCACAGATCGACACGCTATCTATCAACGCTAGCAAGGTGTTCCCGCTCAGTCTGGCAACGCCACGAAATGCCACGGTTAGTGCTGATTATCAGCCGTTTCGCGACCTCTTCCTCGACATCGAGGTGCTTGGTGCAGAGGACGGTAAGCTGTACCGGGTAGCCTATATCACCTGCGCTGCGGTGGTTGGATCTGGTGGCGTGGTGGTGACTGGCTTGTCGTCAATCGGCCTGATCCTCGAGGAGTTCGACAAGGCGACCTATGAGACGGCGTCTGTCGCGGTTCGCCTGCAGCACTTCACTACCATTGCCGGGACGCTCAAGCGGGCAGGGGGGATCCAGACCCTAACCGTGGCCACTACGGTTAAGCAGTATGTGAAGTTCAAATTGACGGTCGACGGCAGCAAGCTTCCGGCCGATGGCTCCGCCTACGCGGCGGTAAACACGGGGTTCCCTGGCTACAGCTGGATCATCGACGAAAGTCGCTACAAGCAAGCTATCACCGCCATTCCAACCGGGGATGGCCAGAAAACCGGCGTCTACTACACCTACAACGCAACCACGAAGGCGCTGACCTACGCCTACGTGTCGGGCGATTACGCCTACCGTGTGACGGTCAGGCCCGCAGCGATCAACAGCTTGCCGAACTTGACCCGGATCGACAGGGCTCCCAAGGTCGCCGATCTCTCGGCAGCTACCTGGACGACGCTGAGCGATGTGGAAACCGACTACCTGCCACCGATGATCGTTCAGGCCCTGAACAATGGTGATTCTGCTCCCCGGTATTACACCGGCGGCGCTCATGGCAGCGACGGCAATGCCGGCGGTGTGGCGACGGCCAAAAACGTGCTGTTCGCCATCTATGCCGATGGGCAACTGGTGGAAAAGACGAACTCGGGCTACGTAAACAGCCTGGAGTGCATGATCATCGACCACCTGTTCGCCTACAACACCATCAGCCTCGGTCGCTATGTTATGCAGCAGGCATTCTCGCTGAACATGTCTGGCAGCGGCATGCAGATCGATGCGGAAATGACCGCGCTTGAGCCCGTGGCTGTCAGCGTAGACAACGGTCCGCAGGCATATTTTGGTGGGTTCAATGATACCCAGATGCTGCCCGATTCTCAGCTGCCGACGCGGGTAGCTCTTGACGCAACCCAGTTGAGTGGACCGCGGACTGCCTACCCGAAGGCCTGGTTGCTGCTGATGAAGTCAGGTAACGGGACAATGGCCTGCTGGGTTGACCGCGGCTATGAAGCAGGCGATGGGCGATACGTCTCCCCAGGAGCCTCATTCATTCGCGGAGGTCAAGAGCCTGGCGGCCCGTTCCGAGCCAAGTTTTACAACGCCATCGTCGCCGCGATGTCAGCAACGCTCAGCACGGGCGAAAGCTACAAGTGGCGGGGCGGGTACCACTTCTTCTCAGACACGGCTGAATCTGGATTCGATACTAAGGCAGCCCTGACAGTTGGAAGCAGGAAGCTGGTAGCGGTCACCACTGCTGGTGCGAGCTTGGCAGTTTGAGATCAGGCGCCCCGCTCATTTTGAATCTGAGCGGGGTTATAGCCAGAATCACCATTCTGGATTTATGTGATTTTTCAGCTCGATGCATGCTGCAACCAAGTCTTGAACGCAAGCGTCGTGGCCTAAGTGGTATCCGCGAGAGTCGATCTGGGTGGAAGTCAGATCAGCGCGTACAGGTCCTTTAGTAATTGTGAATTGATCCTGCCATTTGTGATTTCCGTCAATATACTCATCGAAGTGCTCGCGCTTATTTCGTACTTCGATTGCTTCTTTAGACGCTACGACAAAAGCGGCAGCAGCTCTGGCTACTTCCGAGATCGGAGAGTTTTTCGACAGGTACTTGCAGATCCGATGCAGCATGGTTACAGACGTGAGGAAAAAATGCTCATCTAGAACACGGCGCTGGACATGCACATTCGATGGGCCAGTGACGAGGATTTCCCCGATGCGGATAGTTTCGTCTGCCCAGCCTATTGCCAGATGCTGAAGGTCTTCATGATCCCACATGGATCTGCTCCTTGACAGATGGAGGCATGAGGTTAGCAGGTGAGCCCCTTTTTGGCCGCTTGGCCATTCAAATATGTAAATCCAGCCCGCTCAGTGCGGGCTTTTTTGTGCCTGGAGAAAACATGGCCAGACTGAAACCCAGGCCGGAGGTGCGAACGTGCTCCGGTTTCTAGCCCTGTTTATCTTTTCCACAGGCATCTTTTCGATTGAACCCGGCGATGGTGCGCCTATGAGATGGACCCGAAGATGGCCAGCGGTGGCCCGGCTGAGATGCCCACGGACTGGGGGCACTGTTCCGTGTACTGCCGAGCTGTGTGCCAGAGCAGGCCCGTTGCCCATCTGAAATCGAATGGCCAGTGCTATCGGCCAGGCTTGCAGCAACACCCAAATCTAACCGCCGATGGCGGTATTTTTTTACTTGGAGAAAACCCATGCCTTTCCACGACAAAGTTACTCTTTCTGGAGCCAACGCTCTCGAGCAAATGGTAGAGGGGGATGTTTGATGACTGCCTCAGATAAAATGACTCAGAACACAAATGCCTTGCCACAAGTTGACGATGCCAACGATGCCGCAAATGTGGTTTATGATCCCAACGGCCCAGGACAAATCAATCGTTCTGTCCGAGATCGGTTACGCGATGTGGTATCGGTTAAGGACTATGTCGATGGTTCTGTAGGTGGGGTAGCACTTAGTCAAGCCGGCTTAGAGGCAGCTACTGCTGCTGCTGTCGCCATTGGGGCTGATCTATATTGGCCAGCGGGGCCAGTCCCGCTAGTAAGTAATCAAACTATTCCGGGGCTTCACTCTGTTCGTCACCTGGGTGCAGGGAGTATCAGAGCGGGCTCGAACGTCTTCAATCTTCAACCTTCAAGTACCGATGTGAACAAGCTCTATATGGCGCCGGGGGGGACGGGTGACGGCTTGAGTTCAGAACGCCCCCTTAATGGTTTCTCTGGCGCTCTAGCAGCGTTGCGGAATTATATGCCGCTTTGCGGGAGGTGGATCGTCGTTGGCGCAGCCGGAATCTATAATGAGGCTGTCATTTTGCCAGACTGGCTGGCCAATGGTGCAAACTATCTATCTTTCGAATTCCCGTCAGTTGGAGGCTCTCAGGTCGAGCCAAGTGCCTACACTGCTTTCCTTGATGGATCGGGCTTGAGTGCCTTGAACGGTTTTAACACCGGGCAGGGGAACCGAGTAAGCATTACTAATCTCTGCATACGAAATTGGTACGACCCAGCGTTATCGAATGTTCAACAAGTCCGGCGTGCGTTGGCTGTTCCTTCAGGTAGCGTAGCATTCGTCCAGAACTGTGGGTTCTATGGAAACGGTTTGTCCAATATCTCTGCTCTACCGGGTGGGTCAGTAACAGTCTCCGGAGGGGTCTCGGATGGGGCTCGGTATGGTTTGGATAATACGGGAGGGCGCATGTCACTGAGTGCTAGCAGTTCAACCTACTCTATTGTTAGAAATGCACTTGAGTACGGGTTGTACTCTAAGCACGATTCCAGTACGGTTTTCGATTACACCGAGTTTCGTAATAATGGTCGAGTGCCGGCTGCCGCAGCATATGGCGCAGCTCTTTTTGGTTATAAATCTAACTGTTCTATTGATACGCGAGGCTGTAAATTTTATCAAAATAATATTTGTTGGAACCTTCGCGGAGGGTTTGGCGCGGACAACCCGGGGATCCCCGATATCTATGGGGTAGGGGCGGAGGCGAATGTCCGACGGTACCTATGTCGTGCTGGAGGGGTAGATGATCTCTCGCAGTATAGGTCGAATCGTTGGAGCGATATTACACTTAGGTATACAGGAGGGTCGATTACCGGCACCGGAGAGGCAACTGTTTTAAGTGGCGTCGCGGCAACACGCGCTGGATATGTGGCTGATCAGGATCAGGCAATTCGTATGATCATGACTTGTCGAGCCCAATCAGCAGACGGACTTTTTACACCGACCATTCGCTTACTTAACGGTGAGTCTATCCCTCTAGGTACTTACCGGGTCGCCTCTGGATCTTACGGTCGTATTGAGATTTTTATGCGTCCAGCAAGTTCTCGTAATGCTTTCCAGTTGCAGTTTTCGTGCGTGGGGGCAACGCAAAATTTAGGTGGTGCAGTAGGCCAGATCTTGTCTGGACACATAGATCTTCCGCATGCGGGACTTACTTTCGATGTCGCTGCTCGTTCTCTTAGCGAAAGCGGTGTCGCTGTGCTTCACAGCTGTAACGTTGAGTTGAGTGGTTGAAACTGACCGAAAAATGCAAACTCTTTTACGCCCGCATTTGCGGGCTTTTTTTGCCTGGAGAAAACCTTATGCGTACATCGCAACGCGGCTTGAGCCTCATCAAGTCGTTCGAGGGCCTGCGCCTACAGGCCTATCAGGATTCAGTCGGAGTCTGGACGATCGGCTACGGGACCACTCGTGGCGTGAAAGCCGGGATGAAGATCAGCAAGGATCAGGCTGAGCGGATGCTGTTAAACGATGTAGCGCGGTTCGAACCAGAGGTTGAGCGCCTGATCACTGCGCCGCTGAACCAGGATCAGTGGGACGCCTTGATAAGCTTCACCTACAACCTGGGTGCGGCCAATCTCGAATCGTCCACGCTCCGCCGGCTGCTCAATGCTGGCGATTACGCAGCAGCTGCTGAGCAGTTCACGCGCTGGAACAAGGCCGGCGGGCAAGTACTTGCTGGCCTGACTCGTCGGCGTGCCGCTGAGCGGGATCTGTTCCTGGGGGCTGCGTGACCTGGCTCGGCGCGGTACCGGCTTGGTGTTGGTGGTTGATCGCTCTGGTTCTGGTCGCCGGCGGGCAGCAGTACCGGGTGGTGGTTGCTGATGGGGCGGCGGCCGATGCCAGGGGTGAGACTGCCAAGTCCGACAAGGCCCTGGCCGACTACCGCCTTGAGGTATCCGAGCGCGACCGGCGCGCCGCCGCCCATGCCAGAGCTGAAGAACAGCGCCGCCAGGCTTTGGCGGACGAGGAGGGTGAGAGTGCACGACAGAAACTGGAACTGGCCCAAGGCCGCGCCGCTGCTGCTGAGTCTGCTGCTGGTGGGCTGCGCGGGGAAATCGCCCGACTGCGCGCCGGCCGAGCAGCAACCTGCGACACCATCGCTACCCAGCAGCGCAAGGCAGGAGCCTCTGCCGTCGTGGTGCTCGGGGGATTGCTTGAAGAAGCTGACCGAATGGCGGGAGTCTTCGCGGATGCGCTTGAGAGAAGTCGAGTAGCGGGTAGGGCTTGCGAAGCTATTGTAGATAAATTCAGATAATTCTAGTAATACGGATTTCTCTGAGGTGCTGACGATGTGAAGTTAAAGGTTTAACTTCTATCCTGCTGCCCATGTAGCGCGGAGAAGTATCGTGTCTCTATCAGTATGATTGGTGCTAAAATACAGTGGTGCGACAGTTGAGCGGGATTAATTGGTTTCGTTCTCTATTATGCTAAAAATACTTGTTACATTTTTTACTTGCGACATTGCTTCGGTGTTTGTAATGTGCTCGTCTAAAAAATAATCCGCTCTAACTCGTAGTGCGTGCATTGCATGTATGCGTGTTCCGAGTCTTCTGATTGTAGCTTGTCTTTCTTTATTTTGGCATATGAAGTTGCATAGTGTATCTGAAAGTTTTATGTGTGATCCACCTTTCATATTGCTAACCCCTAGGCTAAGGTTTTGATCTGCTAGGTGAAGAGTCTCATGGTAGGCGCTGTAATATGATCTACTTACAATGTTTCGGTGGTCGGTCTCGCTCAGGTTGCTACACGTCAGCAACTCTTGAGACCAAATCAGGAAGCTTTTTGAGGTGATTGGCATATGTCAGATCCGTTGATCAATATTTTTCAATGGTTGCCGTCAGTTTGCGCCCTGTGGTACGGAATGAAAACGTACATAATGTCTTTGAGTATGTGGCACGCATCTGAGTCAACAATACGATCGCACAGCGTCTCATTGAGTTCATGTATTAGGCTGGCAGTGCCCTCTACTGCAGCGTAAAAAGTCACTGTTGAACCGCCGTAATTGTCGGTTCTTCTGAAGTTCCCTTTTTCGAAACTTATGTCTCTATCGCGCATGACGCTGGCTGCGATTTTGTAGATTCTATTCGCGTCTTCGTCAGATATGTTATTCTGCTCAAATAGTGATGCAAGTTGTAAGGTTGCTCTGGCGTTAATATTTGCTTCAAGTGCGTCGAGGTCTATTGTATTAAGATTGCTCTTGACGGTATCGGAGAAAATTCGCGGCTTGAATATTATCTGGGCAGCTTCAGCGAGGTCAATCAATGTATAATGATCTGGCGATAGTTCGGCTGCTACTTTATAATGAAGGCAGGCTTCTTCAGGTTTTTTGAATTTAGTAAGTGCGTGAGCGTAGTTTGTATGAATGTTGTGGTCGTTAGGGTCGAGTGTTAATGTTTCTTCAAATGTAGAGAGTGATTTTTCTACGTTGTTCTCGATGGTATATAAAATCCCAAGGCAGATTCGTGCGGCTATAAAGTGCGCGGACTCTAGATTTTTAATGTCACGACGAAGTCGTGCGGAAGTGAATTGGTCTAGAGGGGAACCTGAGTTAGCAAGAATATTTAGTTCTTCTACTAAGGTATCGCTTATTGTTTTTGCCACAGCCATGAGCTACTCCGAATCCCTTTGTGACACCAGCCTTGGTACGAAATCACCTGTCTAAAATTCCGACGAAGATCGGAATGGCAGCTACATGTCCTCGGCAGCGCTACTATACGACACGATGAGGCCTCCCGTCGAACCCACTCGATTGGCTGAATGTAGCATTGTCACCGTACGTCAACGCACCTTCACTATACGCCCTGGTCTTGGGCTATTTCCGCCATGCCCACTGTTCGACCGCTGCTACGCTCAGTGCTTTCCGATTGCTCCCTATCGTGCTCGATTGGACAGATTATCGTGATAAACACCCTATGATTCGCAGGATCATTAATCGGGGCAGGGCTGTGGACAAGCACACATTCATTGGCATGGTCGAGGCCGGCGAGCCGCTGATTCAGCAGGCTATCGACGCCATGCGTGAGTATCACCAAGCTCAAGATAGCGGTGCGCCGGCAGAAGAGATCGAGCGTCTGCGCCTGCTCGCCGAATCATTGTTCCAGGCGGTATCCGACTACCAGCTTCGCGCTGTGGCAAAGGCTCGCGGCAAGGAGTTACCGCCTCTTCACTGATCCGCTGATTGGCGATTGCCCGGGACCGGGCTCGCTTATACGATACTGTATCTTTATACAGTATTGGTGTCCCATGTATTTCCTCCTCGTTCGACGCCGCGAGCATGGCGTGGCCATACCCTCTGACCGCCTCCGGAGGATTCAGCCGCTCCGAGCGGATGTGCACATTGGTGACCACCACAGTGAGTCTCTGGGCCGGGTGTCGACCCAGGCATGGGTGTTTAACCCTTCGCCTGGGCCTGACATCATTCCCCGTCTGCATGACGCCAAGGTCAACGGCATGGCCCAGCTCGGCATCAACATCAACGGGGTAGAAGAGATCGACGGCGTGCTGTATGCGCAGTCGTGGTGGTGCAGGGCAGAATGATGGCCGGTATACCGCAGGCTTGGCTGGATGAACTGAACGACCGATTCGCTCTGGTCACTGATCCCGAGGGGCGTGCGGCTGTGCTCGACGAGATGGCCTATGCAGCCTATCGTCGCCGAGAGGTTGGGGACGAGAACCTGGTAGACATGCTGGAGCTTACGGAATCGGCGAGGGCGTGGGCGCTGCTCGAGCACGAGGAGGCTTGGCACATTGGCCTTTTTCAATACGAGGGTTGGGTAGATCGCGAGCCAGGACGGATCGTGGTCGGCA